GAACCATCATCATTACGACCACGAAATGTAACCTGAGTAAATGCAGGATTAGTCATACTTGTTCCTCCTTACTTCCCCAAGCAGTTCTAATAGGAAAATCGGTATCTTCATTTGCTAAGCGCATAATTCTATACCATTCTTCGTTAGGAACTGTACGACCAAATAAGACACGTTTTCTTCCTGGCTGACCTAAATAGTCTACCATGCCGATGAGATCCACACTCCACCAGCGTTCAATCTTTTCGTCCCATACATAATAGTCTTTAGCTGAAACAAGACGCCGACCATGATCAGGATCTTTCTCAACTATAACTAAGACACCAAACGCAGGAGCATTCCAAGGCTCGCCAGTATATGTGGATTCATCGGCATAGTAAACTTTATAATTCATTAGGAAGCTGCAGCCGTGCAAGTAATGGTTACATTCAGAACGTCATTGTCAACTAGTGCACGGTTCTGAGAAAATGCTCCACCGCCATAAAGAATACCAGTCGTGCCGCCCTTGTTATTCGTAGTAACAATGAAAGCACCACCAAGAGTCACAGTACCACTAATAGTAAATACTGCTTTGTTAGCCGAGTTATCAACACTCTTATTAGTTACTGTGCCAAGCGTCAAAGTAGGACGATTAGCCTCATCATAAGTAGTCTGCTCAGTCCAACCAGCATGAGCACCACCCATCGTGTCGGCCGCCGCAAAGGTAGGAGTAGCACCAACCACACCAACATACCATGCAGCCGTATAGGTTGACCCTTTTAGATGTTTGTCAAGAGAATCATTCAAACCAACATCTACCACTAGATTATCGAATTCCTCAACCCAGAGAAGCTTACCATCACGAAAAGCCTCGACTTTAAAATGATCCTCAAGATGTTTCTTACCAATAGCCATATTAGAATTGGCAACCAGTCCTGCTACAACATTAATATCATTAACACGATTTTCTTCCATTTCAGTATTCTCCTATTAAAATATAATTATTCAAATTGATCTTTATTTGCTTTAAAAGCAATATAAGCATCCATCATAGCCGCTACAGGATCGATCTTTTGTTCATAGCGCTTCTTTAAAAGTTTTCTATTACCATTAGTATCTTCCAGAGTTATAGCATTACCCATTGCAAAGGTCATAAGTTCTTGATCAAAAATAAGCATCCTTTCTTCTGAAAGAGTTTTTAATTCGCCAAGTGGAACTGACTCAGTTTTCGCACCCTGAATAACCTTTTCTATGGCATAAGGTCCATTCTCTCTCTCCCATCTTTCAATAAATTCCTTGGCATTATAAGGATCAAAACCTACACAACGAACGTCATACTGAGAATCATTAATGAAATTATCTAAATCCTCATAAACTTCCATCATATCTAAAACAGTGCACTCTAGAACTTGTAAACTAGTTTCTTCGAGAAACTGTTCATACTTTAATCTCATAGCACCAGGCAACTTTTTTAAAGTTAAGGAACTAATATAGCAACGAGTTTTAATACCAAAAGATCCATTTGGTAACGGAAATAGGAATACAAAAGCACAGAAATCATCTCCTTGTGAAAGATCGAATCCCAAAGCACATGGTAAAGACCAAAAATCTCTATGCCTATGTGGTAATGTCTCTTCATAGGTGAAGAAATATGTATAACCTTCCATGGGAATTCCAAATCTCTTCGCAAGAATATCGTTTCTTGTAGAAGGCACTTTTTCTGCCCGCTCAACATCTAACTGATATGTTTCGTATGAGACTGTCTTTCCGAGATTAGGATTAGCCTTCAACCACATCTTCGGATCATTTACTTCATTAACTTCATCAAGTTTATAATACCAAATGGAAACATGAGGATTAATGTAATCGCCTTTAAGTATGTCATTTAATTCCATTTTGATAGTATCGCCACTACTATTACGAATAGTACCTTCCGAACTCATCGCTACGATTAAGTAGTTATCTAACTTGGAAGCCCCTTGTTCAATTGCGCCTACAACATCTTCGCGAATGTCACCAGATAACCATTCGTCAATCGTAGCAATCATCGGTCTCAATCCTTGAAGTTTATCGATTGACATCGGACGTACCTCAAGCAAAGACCCAGTAAGAAAGTTCTCGATTCCCTTTTTTGTAGATGCTAACTTTTGACGAGTTGCCCGAGAGCCTGTTGTATTTTGCAAAGAGCCTTCTGTTAGGAACTGAAAGAGTGGACCTCGTGCTCTAGTAATTGCAGTTCGTATTGGCGACATAACTTCTTCCGCCTGTTTCATTGTTGGAGCCGTGGTGATCTGATGTGTTGTTGCTGTTTCAACATTTAAGAAATAATTTTGTATGCAAGATGCATACATCGATTTAGCAGAACCACGAGCAACAATTAAGTACTGTTTATTAACCAGACGTTTTTTAATTCGTTTACGAACATATCTTCCACCACGATTATTATCAATTGGTACATAAACACTTCGTTCAACATAATAGTACCAACCAAAAATTTGTTCAGCCCATAACTTAAAAGTATCAAGAAGGGTTAAATCACTACCATCAGTTAAAGTGAGTTCAGATTCACAAAAGCGAACAAAACCTTCTACAGCTTGATCATCATAATAGACACCTGGATTCTCTATTAGTTGATCTATCCTATTCATCTCCAAAGAGATTTCTTTACATACGGGAATTTCTCCATGTATTACTCTATCACGAAATTCTCCGTAATAAATAGGAATTGCTGTATTTGATAGAGACATAAAAATATCCTTCTCTATTTAGTATAATTATTAACAACGGCTTGCAAACCCGCTGCTCCAACTATAAGTAACCCAGCTGCAGCCAATGTCATTCCTGTTTTCCGTCTTTCTTTGGAAATGCTTTCAGGAGTAGCATTAAGATCATCTTTTAAAAAGTTTTCCCAGAATTCTTTTTCTTTTCTTTGTCTCTCTTTAGGTTGATCCCTATTAGTTATCATCATTTGTTTAATAAAGGCTTTAGTTTGTGCTTTTCTTAATTTAGCTGTTGCTACATCTTTTTGATATCGTCTTTCTTTTCGAGATAATTTATAACTTGCTACAGCTCTCGCACTATCTCTAGTCGTACTTGAAGCTTTTCGATGACCCCATTTCATTCCGAGAACACCAACATGACTTAGTTCATTATTAGCCATTTAAGCTAGTCCTCCATTTCTCAAAATATCTGCTACTCTTTCCATTTCTTGCAAAGTTCTTATTGTAACTTCTCCACGAGGACGTCCTTCACCCCTTCGTAGCTGGCCAGCAACAGCATCCATCTCAGCCATCTTTTTTAGAGAAGATTTATATTTATTTGATTCCAAATATGGTTTTCTTGGCTTTGACATATGAGCTGGTAGATATATAACATTTTTAGCAGTTCTTTTATCTTTTAAATTTTTAGCAAATTTAGCAACTTCAATCTGAGCTCTTTTTCGATCTCTTTTATTCATCAATTTAACCATAGCAATGGTGCCTACAGTCCCTCCAACAACACCCCCAACAAGTCCTACTACTTTTAAATTTCTTTTTACATTGGATATCTTTTCTTTAGAAATATTTTTAACTCTTGTTGAAGGAGATTCTCTTGAAGAACCTTGAGCTTTTCGACGACCCCATTTCATTCCAAGAACACCAACATGAGATAATGAATTAGTTTTCATAGTTTATCCCATCATTTAACCTTGTAGGGATGCCTTTGTCAAGGCTTTGGCAATTTCATTACCTGGTCTAGAAATATGCTCACTTACTTTTTTATAAAGTGCACTACCTATTCCTGCTAAGGCTGCTATTGAACCAGCTGTACCAGCTATTGCACCAATTCCAGAAAATACACCTTTAGTAACCTTTTTACCCTTAGTAACCTTAGTTGGATTAAGATCCTTATATCTTCTTTCGAGATCCATTCTTTTTGTTATTTTAGAAATTTCTTCATTACTCATTTCATTGATGTGTTTTTTTCTTAGCTCGGCAACAGCTTTAAAATCTTCACTTGTTTTTATAGTAGTTTTCTTCTTAAGATGCTTTCCCGCAGTCTCACCACGAATAGCTGTACGTTTACCCCATTTCATTCCCAAAACACCACTATGGGCTACTTTATCTTCCACATTTCCTCCAGTCTCTGACACAGGTTTAGCTGGTTCAAAACTAATATATTCAATCTTATTATCTTTTAGCCATTTTTTAGCTTGCTCTACAGTAAAATTATCTACAGAAAATCGATAAGCTTGAGTAACCATGGAACCATTTCCGCTCTTTAATTTGCCTAAAATTAATCGAACTCCATCTTTCAATTTTTTACTTCTAAAGGAGTTGGGTTCAAAAGAGTCGGGATTTCGCACCCTGGCAGCATGCTCATTTGGATATGGCATA